TCACGTTAGTAACACTGTCAGGAATCGTAATAGGTTGGTTAAAGTTACGACAATCTGCAAACGTGGAACCCATGTTAGTAACACCGTTACCAATCGTAATAGGTTGGTTAAAGTTGTAACAACCAACAAACGTGGAACCCATGTTAGTAACACTGTCAGGAATCGTAATAGGCTGGTTAAAGTTACGACAATCTGCAAACGTGGAACTCATGTAAATAACACCGTAAGGAATCGTAATAGGTTGGTTAAAGTTAGGATAGCCTCCAAACGTGTAAGCCATGTCAATAACATTGACTGCTATCGTGACTGGAAAGTTAAACTGTTGAGTCAGACTAGCTTTACCCCCGACAAGTTCAATTCTTCCACCACCACCACCAGTTTCAATGTTATTTATAGCGTTAGCCATTTCCGTAGGCTTGTATAAAGCAGTAGTTTCAGTCTTGTATCTGATTGCATTTGCTATGTCGTAAAAAGTATTTGTTAAATCACTCATTATCTTTTATCCCCTGCTATTAGAATCCAGTATTCAAAACCTGCGTGATTGCAGCCGTAACCTGGGTATCAACATACGTTTTAATAACATTATTCTGAACCGCATTTGTGCTTGTAGACGACATAGCAGTGTCCACTGTCGGCTTGTTGGTTAAGTCAGTATAGCTTCCACTTGTTGCAACAGTTGCTAACGTAGGCTTGTTCAAAATCTGTGCAATACCACTTGTTGCGTTCCAGTCACTATTTACTTGTGCTGCAGGAATTGACAGCGTTACGTCCCCAGTCTGACCATTTACACTTCTTACTTCACCAGCAGGCAGTCTTTCCCAAGTATCTGTTGAACCGTCATAGATAACACGGTCGTTCACATAGAATGCAACAGTACGTGTGCCAAAGTTTACAGTTCCCGCAACTGAAACAACATAAAAGTCGCCGTTCGTTCCAGTACCATCTGCCAATGCCGGTGTATTTGTTGAAGCATCCCAAGCGCCCTTGTATTCCATAGCGCTTTCTGGAAGCTGTGAATACGGAACACGACCAGTTGAGTCAAGTGTTGCAACACCGTTAGAAGCACCTTTTTCTGTAAGGTCTATCTTTTTGTTTAATTCAGTATAAGCACCACCAGATGTAATTACGTCTTCACTGTCTTCTGTAATGTTGTCTGTTTTATTCGCTTCTGTTAATACCACACTTCCGTTAACAGTTGTGTCGGCAAGTGTGGTTTCGCCAAGAACAGTCAGCGAATTGTTTATAACAACATCATCAAAAATGGCCTTATCAATTATGAAGCTAGGTGCATAGAAATCACCGAAACTTACAGTTCCACTAAGCTGTGTGCAGTCATGCGTGTAAGTGTCCCAGATAGTACCGTCAAGTGCAGTGTAGTTGTACCATACTGTGATTTCGCCAAGAACATCCGTTGTGTGATAGCTGTAATAAAGACTGCCGTTGGCATTATGACGAATGTAAAGGTGTCCGTTGTCCTGGTAGATACGCTGGACTACAAGCGTTTCACCTACTGTCCCCCAGTGGATTTCATAGTCCTTTCCGTTTCCGATAACAGTTGCAGACCATACTTCATTGTCGCCATCGTCTACCCATTTCAGTACAACAGTTCCAGTAAATGACGGAAGCATGATTGTGTAATGGTCGTTGTTGTCCAGATGTGGTGTCGGAACCAAGTGGAAGTCATCAGAAGTCTTCGTTGTGTAGATTGCACCTACTTCAAGCGTACCCGCATCAATAGTCGGTGTCGTAATAGAATTGGCTTCAACGTCTACGTTGTTTAGTCCAGAAATAGTTCCAGTAATCGCCAAGTCCCTTACATTCAGTGTCTGCGCAACACTAAGTGTCTGTGCGTCAAGATTGTTAAAGTTGGCTGTTGGTGCAGCTACATCATTTGCAGACATACTGCCGCTTACAACCATTGAACCCGCACCGATAGTATTTGCACCGATTTCTGGAACGGTTATTGTTTCTGTAACATTCAAGCGTCTTGCGTTCAGGTCAAAAGTGTTTACTACGCCGTTCACTGTAAGACCGTCAGTGCTTAGACTTTCAATGTAACCTACGTTTGAATGCAGATAGTTGAAGTCGGCGTTCTGTGAATGCAGATAGCTTGCATCAACATTTGGTGAATACAGCTTGCTGGCATTGATTGTAGTTGACCCGCCGATTGTCGCTTTAGTTGCCACAAGGTTCTGTGTAGCAACATTCCGTGCAAGGCTATTTGTGTTAGCCTTGGTCTGGTCCAGTGAAGCTATGTTGGCATTAATGTCATAGATGTCTTCCTGGATTTGTGATACCTGTTCCACAAGTGCCTTTACTAGGCGTGAATCAGTACCATCATTGTTTCTACTAATAGTCATTATTCATTCCCCTTTTAAGGTTAGTTCTTACATTATTAGTGTGGTAGTCATGACACTAATACATTAAACGAACACAACAGGAGAACAGATAAATGGTAGAAGCAGCATTGGCAAACCTTATCAATTCCATTCTAGCTGGTGGGATGGCATCTGTAGCCGCAAAGCCATCAGTAAAAACTGAAACAAGTAAAAAACCGGACTTGCTTGATGAAGATAAAAAAGAAACTGCGGAAGACAGAGTTGAACTTACACAGAAGGAAAAAGAAGAACTTGAATACCTTCTTATTGCAGGTGGTCTTTCAACCAAGGAAGCAAAACAAGCTTTATCTGGTGATTTAATTCCACGAAGCAAGCTAAAAGACTTTGACCGTGATGTATTGAAGCAGATTGCAGACATTACTGGTGCAAATGATTACAGCAACTTTATCTATGACGGCGACAAGCTTGGTAAAGGCTACACGACTATTCCGTTATCTAAGCCCAACAAGCCGAAGGTAGAAACCGTGCCTACAACAGAAAAGGAAAAAGGCAGTGGCACTTTGACCACCGAAGGCGAAGAAGCTAAGGACAAGACAACTGTAACAAAAGGTGAAGAGCCAGAAAGCAAAGACACGGTTATGGAAATACCAGAAGAAGACTTGATTAGCTTGATTAAAGCTATTACAAGAGGTAAAGAGCCAGACTGGAGTTCACCTAAAATTGGTGATTACTGTCGTAAGACTGGTCACAGTTATAGTGATGTAGTAAGACAGCTTAAAAACTCGTGGGAAAAACAATACCAGAAACAACTTGAAGAAGATTTTGCAAAACATGGCAACAAGCGTGTAAACTATGACAAAAAGATAAAAAGTGACCAGTACAAGAAAGATACGGAAGAAGCTGCTAAAAAGTATAAAGCAGAACACCCTAGCCATAAGTGGGACGATGTCAAGGCTAAAAAAGAAGCCGAAGGTGAAGAGTATACTGGTGAACGGTATTCTGGCGAGCCTAGTGCAGAAGCCCTTGAAAAAGCTAATGACTTCGTAATGAAAAACGCTGGACGTGATTACGAAGACAGACTGCAGCGGGCAAAAGACCTTGCTGCAATCTGGAATCGTGGCAAGTAATTACTTGTTAAGTTCATTCCAAGCTACATAGCAACAACATTCAAGATAAGACCTAAACGGCAAATCAGGAAACTCATCAAAGCTTTCATCAAGTTCTGATGGGTTTTTTATTTTAAAAACTGGCATTATGTCGCTGTCACCGTTAGGAAAGAACTTTAAGGTGTATTCGTTTTGACCATCAAACAAACGGCACGTTTTTATAATAAAATCAAGGTCTGCACCTTTATCCAGCATGTCATCCATTATACGCCAGATAGCTTTAAGCGTTCCGAACTTTCTTACTTCTTCGTCAGTATAATTGTTGTCAGCCATAACAGCACCTCCATACCTTTAGGGTATTATAACCTTATTTTGATTTACCCTGTAAAACTATTGTTGCTCCTTTTCTTTGCTTTGTCCACTAAATTAAATACTTTTTTGCTTCAATCGTAGGATGTTCAAAACCCATTCGACTAAACTTACTGGTTAACGAATGAAACGTGTAAGGCTTTCCGTTGTAAATACACTTTCTATGATTGTATGTTTTGAAAAAGTCTTTTTTATAAGACCTGTATCTTTCTACATTTTTTCCGTAAGACCACATCCAGTTATAGGTTGGATTGTAGACTTTCATAGAAAGTTGTTCCATAAATCGCAACAACGGTCTGCAACACTGATAGATAATCTCAAAAGTAAACTTATCTAACCCATAACTGATAAAGTCTGTATACATCTTGTTTTTTGGGTGAAGTTTCCAAGTTGAAGGACTTTTATGTGCTCTCCACCTTTTGTGAATGTCAATACTGCTACCGATGTAAGTATCACCAGTAACAGTATTTGTGATTTTGTATACGCCTATTATTTTGTCCATAAAGTGGGTATTATAACCTTTCTGGCTTTTACCCCGATAAAAGCTTCAATTTATTTACTGCAACTCACCAGCTTCCTTGTCCTTAGACTGACCGCCAGTTTCAAGTCCCAGCTCGTGGAAATACTGCCTTGAAGCATAAAGCAATGCCATCATAACGTCTGGGTGAACACCAAGGTCTTCATCAAGCTCTGGTATAATGGCATCAGTGCCCTCATCACGCTTATACAGAATTGAATCCATTTCGTCATCCAAGGCACCATGCAAAGGAATAGTCATACGACCTGTTCTAAGCTCTTCTGCCAGTTGTTCAATAGCCATAGCCTTGTCATGTTTCCATGCACCATAAGCACGAATACCATAGTTTCGTTTCAGTTCCGCTATGATGGACTTTTCGTTTGAGTCACAGAATGTATCAACTTCTGGATTCAGACCTTTTTTCAACAACGCTTCCTTTGCTTCTTCCACGTGCTCACGGATTACTGAAACAATGGTCGTAATGTCTGAATGGTTGAACTTGTTTTCTCTTATAACCCAAGCTTGTCTTGTGTCTTTATTATAAGCCAGTGAAACAACACCGTTATAGTCAGACCAACCAAAGTCAACGCCAATACAGATGTTTGTAAAGTTAAGTTCCGCCAGATTGCTTGGAACAATGTATGTTTGTCTACCCTTAAAGACCTGGGCTTCCGTATCGTAGCATCCGATTATTCCATAGTATTCACGCTGAATAAAGCTTGATTCACGTGTTACTCCCTTACTTTCGCATTCGTCATCAATGAAAGCGTCTGGATTTGGCATGTGCGGATTGTTGAACATGTTCCAGTGGTACTGTTTGAAGGTCTTGTCGTTCCAAGCTTTTTCCGCCCAAGTGTGTGGTACCCTTGGTGGTGTTCCAGTACATACCAGTACACTGTCTTCATAATCTGCCATACACGGACGTAATACTTCGTCCATAAGGTAGTTCATGTTGACCTGGTGTCCGATTTCGTCAATGATTACTAACCTATACTTGTAACCACGAGCCTTATCAGCTTCGCCTTTGTTGTTGTTGCCACGGAATGTTATTGAAGAACCATTGGTGAATACTACTGTGCCTTCTGCTTTGGACTGGCTTTTTACCCTTAATCCGACTTCTTCTATACATTTCTGGACTTCGTCCCACATCTGGTTGATTGCGTTGGTAAAGTTAAGGTTCATGTAAAGACACGGACTGTTCGGTTTGATACAAGTCCATACCAGTCTTCTTGCGTTACTGAATGTTTTACCCGCACGACGACCACAAATAACAATCTGCTTTCTGTACTGTGAATCGTCCATTAAAAGGTCACGTTGTTCTTTGAACAGGTTTTTAAGAAGTTTATAATGTAAGAAGTCAACGTCCTTGTTGCGTTCGTTTTCTGCTATCTTGTCCAGTTCTTCAATGGCATTTTCCTTAGCTATAAGGTTAAAAACGACAAGACCCATCTTACCTGACGGGTCTTTCATCGCTTCGTCCATAGCTTTGTCCAAGAATCTGGAATAGTATTCTATGCCGTTCTTGTCCTGTGAAAGCAGTGCATCTTTCAGCTTGTTATAGATTACGTCTTTTAATAATACATTAGCCTTACGGCTTTCATTTTGTTTCTTTATTGCTTCTGGGGTCTTGCTGGCTTTCGTTGCCTTGCTCGTGTCCGTCCCCGGCTTGCGCCCTCTTGGCATTCTGTTTTTCTACCTCACTATTCGCGGCTACTTCGCCACTACCTTTATTAGTGAAGTCGATAGGATAGATTTTGCCCTTGGAAGCAGTCATTGGAAACACACCGTCTTCACGAAGCGGATACAAGTTGCCACCCACAAACGGCATAAAAAGCACGTTGAAGTCTGACTGCACCATAGCTATCGGAAAGTATTCAGGGCGTGGTATGCTGAACAGTTTTAAGGTTTTATCAATAAAGTCTGTGTCATCCAGTCCGGAATTAACAAGCTTCGGGTTCTTCTTCAGTTTGTGCCAAATCTTGTTTATCTCAAACGGTGTCTTTGTCTTTTCTGGACTCAGTATGTATGCACAGATTACCACGCTTCCCCACATGTTGTTATAAAGCTCTGGGTCAAACATCAGCTTTCTTTTAGCAATTTCTTTTTTCATTGAATGAAGTGAACTCATTACATAAATCTCCTTTTTATCTTTTCAATGTTGTCTGGGTGTCCTGCATACCAGACTATTTCTTCTTTTCCTTTTATTACTGTTTCCTTCGGTGCATCATAACAACTGAAAGCTTTCAGTATTTTTGGATACCTTCCGATTCTTCCATAGAACCGTATGTATGGATAACCAGAACACACGATTTCATAGAATGCTTCAAACAAGCCTCTTATGTTGGACATCTTTCCTTGTTCAATGGCAAAATAAACAAAGTACTGTGTCTTTGGTTCATAAACCATAAAGCAACTGTCATCCACGGTTGAATAGCAAAGGTCATCTGGTAAAGCATAAAGCCCCTTTACTTCCCAAAAGTCTTCCTTTGATGCTACGTCATAGAACTTTTTAAGTGCTTCGTTTACGGCATCATTAGTTACCTTTTTTATGTATTTCATTCTTTTTCCTTGGCAAACTCATGTTCCTGCCACGCTTCATAACTTATTGTTCTTTCTTCTTTCTGTAATTTTCTGTCCCAGATAACGCCAATGACCGGATAGTAGCAGAACGACGACAACTTGACAGGGTTTTCACCTTCCATAATCTTTTCCATACACTTGATTGTGGCATCTGTTACTTTTCCTTCAAAATCCGGACAGACAACACCTTTTATCTTGGACTTGGCTATGTTGGAACAACAGTCGTTCACCATGTACCACATAAGGTTCCACGAAGTATCGCTTGCCGTTTCTCTGTACTTTTTTAATTCTATCTGAAACTGTTCTTCACATTCCTTTGGAATCACTACCAGTCCTCCACAGTTATTTCAGATAGTTTCTGGTCTATCGTTGCCTTTTCCGGCTTGTAGGCGGACATCATTATTGTTGTTCCGTCTAAAAGTCTTATCGTTACTTTTAAGTCTGGGTTGTTGTTGCACTGTTGCACAAATGTT